TGCTTGGTTAGATTGGTTTGCGTCACCATTNTAACCTAACCCCATACCCACCTGTTGTTTTGAACCATCTGCATCACCAACACCTATTATAGTTGACCCTCTTTTAAAATAACCGCCATAAGTTGTTATGTGGTTTGAAAACATACAACAAAACATTAATAAAACTTTATTAGATGAACTCGTTGGTGTAATTGACGCAGCAACACCTGTAACTATAACCTCTGCTGTATTAGATGTCGCAGAGTATGTATCTGTTAACACAGTTTGAGTTACTTGTTTAATTTTTCCACCAAGAGTATCTTCCGTAAAAGTTGTACTCCCAACGGTTATATTTGTTCCTGAAATAGTGACTGCCATTTATACAATCGTCCATCGTGAGCCTGATGGCACGGTAACCGTAATGCCGCTATTTACTGTGACTGGTCCCGCACTCATAGCATTTTTATTAGTGGTTATAGTATAATCAGCCGTTACCGTTTGATCGTTTTCAAAAAAAACTGTATCTGAACCACCTCCTGTAGCACCACCTCCTAATTGTCCCCAAGCACTTCCACTATAACCTTCATATTTGCTTAAGGTGCTATTGAATCTTATCATACCTGTTACAGCACTTCCACTTCTTTGGGCAGTCGTGCCCACAGGAAGTTTTAGTTGTCCTGTGCCCGTAACATCAGAATATCCTGTACCACTTGCTGAAATATTTACATTACCATTTGTATCGGTAGATGAAAGCGTATTACCGTCAAGTTTTAAATTGTCAACTTCAAACGAACCTGTTCTTTTTTCATTAGCTTGTAAAACAGTAACCGTTGCACCTGTTCCACCACCATTAAACTTTAGAACTACATCTTTACCATTAGGTATTTCAAAATCATTTGACGCATTATAAGTACCTTGAAAGATAATAATACTTCTACTACCAGATAAACTGTTGCGAATAAACACAATCTTTTCTGCATCGTTTGGTGTTAATTGCACATACGCAGTAGCACCCAAATCACTACCGTCATTAAATTCTATATATTTGTTTCTACCGTTTGAACTTGAACCATCTGTAATAGGTAATGTATTTGGCGAACCTGAACTACCCGCAGAAGATAAAGTTACGGTAACAATTCCATTAATTGCTTCATCAATTAAATCTAAGTTAGTATTAGTTGTGTCCCCCCAAGTTCCACTTTGGGTTCCTGTTTCTATTTTTTCAATACCTAAATTGGTTGTATATGTACTTGGCATTTAAGCTACTTTTCTCCAGTTTGGTGTTTGTTCAGGTTCTACCTCTGCCCATGTTGGATTTTGAGATGGAACCACCTCATTATAACTCGGTGTTTGATTTGGCACAACTGTTATCCACACAGCTACCCCATTAACACTACCTACTGCTTCTAGTCCTGTCGTAGGAACATCTGTATTAGCTTCAACAGTAACTGCATTAGTTAAGCCTAACGCTTGAAGACCACCCGTAATAATCGTGGTTGCTCCTGCNGCAACAGTAACACTGCCTACATTTCCTGTTCCTGCTACACCTGTTAAAGATACAACGGCTTTTCCAGATGCAGTAACACTGCCTACATTTCCTGTCCCAGACACTCCTGTAACAGAAAGAATTGCATCGGCAGAAACCGTAGCACTGCCTACGCCACCTGTCCCCGCTATCCCCGTAACACTTACAGTAGCCGTTCCTGTAACAGTTACACTGCCTACTCCCCCTGTTGCAGCAATTCCTGTAACAGAGACATCTGCATTAGCTTGTGCTGTAGCACTACCTACGTTACCTGTTCCTGCTACACCTGTTAAAGAAACTGTTACATCTACTTCAGCAACTGTTCCTACTGATGAAAAAGGTGCTGTAGCAAAAGGGCTATCAGAAAAAAACATTTAAACTACAGTCCAAACAGACCCACTGTTTACCGTAACGCTTACGCCGCTATTGACCGTAACTGGTCCTGCACTAAGTGCATTATAGTTTGTTGGAACGGTGTAGTTTGCTGATATAGTTGTAGCATTTGCCATTATTCCATTTGACGCTTCGGTTTCTGTTGCTCGTAAAAAACCTGTGCTAATAGTGACATCACCACTTGCATCTAAATTTACAGATTTGCCTGCAGGATAGGCACAAAAAACATCTTTAGTTCCTGCTGAAAAATTGGTTGCTGAACCTGAATTTGAAGAAGATAAAACCGTTGTTCTAGCCAAAGTAGTGCCAGAAGATGTATATGTTCCAAGACCTACTTCCCACTCATCTGCTGTTTGATGAGCTATGACATAATAAGTTGTATTACTATTTCCTATTTCAGAAAACGCATCAAACCCTGTAACAGCTCCTGCTAGAGTAACTGTTCCTGTACCCGTAGTGGTCGTAGTTTCCTTTACACGGTCTTTTAAAACAAGAGCCATTTATTGGCTCCTTACGCTATTCTTATAATAGCTGTTGACGCATCTGCTGTCGGAAACTGTATTGTAAAATCACCTGCGGTAGAAGTTTTGTCTCCGCCAAAATCTAGAACTACAACCGTTGGATCACCTGATGCACTGTCATTATAAATTAAAGCACCTCTAGCTGTGATAGTAGCTGAGGAAAAGGTTAAATCACTAAAATCTGTAAAAGCAGTTGTTCCAGAACTTGAGGGGTCTACCCTAGTTAAAGTTCCGCCACCTGCACTATATCCTGTTCCAGATACCTCATTACTAGTAGTATATGCAGTGGTTGCTGCATTAAATGACGCACTGTTAGTGTACATTGCAAGTTTGAATGTATTACCACCTGAGTTTAAAAAATTGTGCTTAGCTTCCAATAATTCTTTTTTAAAGCTCGTACACATGAAATTGCCTGAAAAAGCCATGTTATAATCTCCTTATTAGTTCAGCAAGTTTTGGTTGTCCAGCATTTATTATAGCATTATACACGGTTGTTCTGTCACTTTTAACAGCTTGTTGCATGTATAGTTCTATAAGTTGCTTGATACGTCTTTTGAAAGCATGTGCTTGTTCTTTTACTTCAGGTTTAGCGTAATCAGAAACAGATACTATTTTATCTGTGCATCTTTCAGCTAATTCTTCAATACTATGCCCTTTGTTTTCTGTGGTTTTAACATCAACTTTAAAATCTTTAGATAAACCCACTTGCATATCAAACATAAAAATCCCCTATTGTTTTGGTCTAATAACCATTCCAGTTCTATATTGGTCTGTTGTTTCTTTTGCTTCACCCAACATCTTCAATTCGGTAAGAGCTTGAGTAAATCTTTTTTCATACATAGCAAGCATGTCTTGCTCACCTTTCATATAAGTATAAGCTTCTAATAAACTACCATACAATAAAGCAAACGGTGCATTAGTGCTCAACCATGTCGTACCACTATCTGCTCCAACCGTTAAACTTGCAGGACGGTAATAATAGTGTAACTCTACAGAATAATTGCTATCTGGAGTGGGTCCAATAATAAAATTACTAATATCAAAAACAGCGTAATATTTTGGGGTTCCTGTTGTGCTAGGGTTAGGATTATAGGACTGAACATAGTCTGTATCTTTTAAATCTAAAAATACTTTTTCATTACTTGCATTAGTAAAAGATAACGAAAAAGATGCTAAATAATCAGACGGTAAAGCTAAAAATTGATTTGATGAAGTCATAGACCCCGTGCTATTTTTTATAAAAAAACTTAACTGAATGTTTTTAAATATACGTTCTTCTGCAGCTTTAATAAAATCATTTAGATGATTAACAAAAGTAGTCTCATCATTTTCAGCATAATCTTGTATTGCTGTTTTTAAAGTGGCTAATGTAAAACTCATGGTGTACTCACTGTAACTGATCCAACATTTCCTGTTCCTGCTACTCCGTCAGGTGAAACATCTGAAGGAGCATCCACGGTAACAGCACTAATTTGTCCGATTCCAATAGTAGGTCTGAAAGTTGGTCCCTCAACTAAAGGAACACCCACTGCTACTGTCAACGGTTCAACTCTATCTGGTCTAGGGTTTTTTATGGCTTGAGCATCTGAAAACTTACGTCTAGGTTCTAACTGCGGGTGCTTTCTTTCAAACTCATCGAACCCTACCAACATTCCTGTCCACTCTTTTTTCATCCTATGTAGTGGATAACGAAAACCAGAACGATCTGATATTCCAAAAGCTTTTTTACCAACAGCGTACTTTGACATTAGTTAACCCTATAATACTCTAAGCTTGGTGCAACATTAAAAGATGCTCTATCTCTGTCCTCTGTCATAGCTCTTTCAAACTCTTCCTCGTATATTGCTTTTAAAAACTGTGTCCTATTAGGTGCTTTCTTAATAGAAATATAATAAGCTAATCCTGCTGCCAAACATGGATAAAATCTAAAAGGCACTTCCATGGTATTTTTAAAAGTATCCGCATCATCTATCCTGACCAATCGGTCAAAGATAAGTTGATCGGTGCTGTTTTCAGGAGTTGTCCAAACTTTTAAAATAGGAGTTATTTGTCTATCAAGAAAAAACTGTGAAGGTCTGCCTGTACTTGTTTTATTTGGAATATTTAGATACTCATCCCTACTTAATCTTTCAATACCATAATCTGTATTATCTCGTCTTACAACAACAGATAAAATATCAATCGTATCTGCATCTAGCGTATAGTCTGCTGTGCCTGATATACATGTTACGGTGGTTTGTTTGATTGTCCACTGATTTAGTCCTCGATTTGCCCAATCAGCTAACAATAGGTTTAGTGAGCGTTTCGCTGTTTTTAAATCATAACCAGTGCGTACTTCAACCCCACATCTTTCAAAAGCTTCTTCGATGTAGTCTGAAACATCTAGTTCAAAGTTTTTTGATCCTGAAGTTGCCATGGTTTACGCCATATTCTTTTTAGTTTTTTTCTTTGCTAACATTTTAAAATCTTGCTTATCTATTTTTCCGTTTTTATTAGCGTCTAACTTTTTTTGATTACCTGATAAAGAGATATCACCACCCATTTTCATCTTCTTGACCATACCTCCGCCACGAAGTTTTTTAACCATACCTCCGCCACGCATTTTCTTAACTGGACCACCTGCACGCATTTTTTTAACA